GTAATAAAATCCTTAGTATGTGGGACTCAGAAGAGCAAACCGCAAGCGAGGTAACCGAAACCCCTGTTGACGAGACAGAGGTAGAGGAAACACAGGAAGCTGAAGAGGTAGAAGAAGAAGCCCCAGAATCGGAAGAGGAAGGACAAGCTGAAGAAGAAACCGAAGAAGAGGTAGCCGAAGAAGAAGAGTATGAAGTAGTAGCAGAAGAAGACTTAAAGTATACTATTAAAGTAGACGGAGAGGAATTAGAAGTTGGTATAGATGAACTCAAGAACGGTTATCAAAGGCAGGCTGACTATACTCGTAAGTCTCAGGCACTAGCTGAGCAACGCAAGGAGACGGAGGGAATCCAGTCCGAGCGTATGCAACTAGAGCAAGAGAGGCAAATGTACGCAAATGGTTTACAGATGTTGCAAGAGCAACAATCGGCNAAGCTAAATGATTTTGAGAATACTGATTGGACAACTTTAAAAGAAGAAGACCCATATGCTTATATGCTCAAGAAGGATGAGTACAGAGATGCACAGGAAAAAGCAGCTAATGTAGTTCAACAGCAACAGCTTATACAACAAGAGCAAGCTCAAGAAGTACAGAAAGCTAGAGCACATTTTGTTCAACAAGAATACAATAGACTAGTTGATGCTTTACCTGAATGGAACGATAAAGACTCTACTATTAAGAAGGACATACAAGAGTATGCGACTTCAGTAGGATTTCGACCAGAAGAGATTAACCAGTTAGCAGACCACCGTAGTGTCTTAGTAATTAAGAAAGCTATGGAGTTTGATAAGCTAACAAAGAAGGTTGCTCCAAAGAAGAAAGCAGTCAAGAAAGTTCCTAAAGTACAAAAATCCGGAAGAGGAAACTCAAATGAAGATGCAGCCACTGAAGCTACTAAGAAAAAGCGTGCACGGTTAAGGAAGTCTGGTAAGCAAGATGATGCCGCCTCCTTATTTTTTGATATGCTTTAACGGAGAACAATAATGGCAACAGCCTTTAAAACGTATGATGCAGTAGCAATCCGAGAGGATTTGTCTGATGTAATATACGATATTTCACCAACAGATACTCCATTCATGTCCAGCATTGCTGGCAAGGGTTCAGTATCTAACACTCTATTTGAGTGGCAAACAGATGCACTCGCTGCAGCTGTAATTAATAACTACCACGTTGAGGGAGCTGATGCAGGAACTGCAGCAACTACCGTAACTACTCGTGTAACCAACCAAACACAAATTTCTAAGAAAGTTGTTGAGGTTTCTGGTTCACACGAAGCAGTAAACAACGCTGGTAAGAAATCTGAACTAGCTCACCAGCTAGCGAAGGCTTCTAAAGAACTAAAACGTGACATGGAAGGCTCACTACTAGCTGACAACGCAGCTGCTGCAGGTAATGCAACAACTGCTCGTGAGACTCGTGGTGCTGCAAACTTCATCGCAACAAACGTAACTGATGCTGGTACTTCTGGTACTCATGCTGCGGTTGTTGAGGCTGATATTCTTGCAGTAGCTGAGTCTACTTGGAATGCTGGTGGCGAACCATCAACTATCCTACTTGGTGCTACTAACAAGAAGTTAGTAACAGCTATGTCAGGTCGTGCTGATGCAATTCGCTCAGTAGCAGATGGCAACACAACAATCCAAAATGCGGTTGATGTATATGTATCAGACTTTGGTACATTCAACATTATGCTAGACCGTTTTTGTGACCAAGATGTTATCTACTTCTTAGACCACGATATGTGGTCAGTTGACTACTTACGTGATTTCCAGACTGTGGATATTGCAAGAGCTGGTGACGGTGAGAAGAAGATGCTTCTAGTTGAGTACGGTCTACGCTGTGGCAATGAAGCTGCTAACGGTAAGATTCGTTACACTACTGGTTAACAACTAACCAACTAACCCACCCTAGGCAACTGGGGTGGTTTAATATTATGGCAGTAAAATCAGATTTAATAACAAACTTAGATGGAAGCCTTACTCTAGTCAGTGGACAAGATGATAAAGCAATCAAGAAGGTATATGACTTAAATAACAAAGATAAGTTTCATACAGCCCATACTAAGTATAAAGGTGACTCAGCTTTTTCACACAAGGTAGCAAGTATACCTATGATTGTAGTAGAGAAGATGATGAGAGATAAGGTTTGGGGAAACCAAGAAAGGATGAGAGAGTGGTTAAACCACCCAGACAACGCTCCTTGGAGAACTACTAAAGGAAAAGTATAATGGCACTAGGCACATTCACAGAATTAAAAGATGCAATAGCTGACTGGTTAGATAGGTCAGATTTAACAGCTAGAATACCAGACTTTATTACACTGGCAGAAGCACGAATTAATAGGGAACTACGCATTCGCCCTATGGAAGTAAGAAGTACGATGGAAACCACATCTGGTCAACAGTATTTTAATTTGCCCGGTGGTTACATTCAGATGCGTAACATACAACTAAATACAAACCCTACTGCACCACTTGAATATATAACACCAGAGATGCTGGATAGATTATATGGTAGTAGCACAACAGGTAAGCCTAGAGCTTATTCATTAATAGGTGACGAGATACAACTAGCACCTATACCAGATTCAGCATACACACTAGAGATGGCTTTCTATGAGAAGTTCACAGCNTTAGGTGATGGTACTTCAGGAACTGTTACAAGTAACTGGCTAACTATTAATGCACCAGACATACTATTATACGGTTCTCTTATGGAGGCAGAACCTTTCATTAAGAATGATGAGAGGATTGCTGTATGGCTACAAGCCTATAGAGATGGTATAGACAGATTACAAAAAGCAGATGCAAATGACAGACACTCTGGCTCGGCTATGAGAGTTCGTAATATTTACTCTGGAGTGGAAGGCTAGTGGCTCAAAGCACTTGGTCAGCAGAGGGCACTGTTTGGTCAGGAAATTCAAATCTATGGTCTAATGATACCTACCAAGTAACAGCCAGTATGACACAGACTAACCTTACTCAATCTTTACTGGAAGATACTGTATTCCCTAGAGGAGTAACAATAGGTAGTAACTTTGGAATGTCTGGTACAACAGCACACGTTATGCCAGCAGCAATTACTTTAGATGGTGAAGGTGATATTACAGACACTGGTCTATTGGAGATGCCAGTTTCTAGTACACTTGCTGGAACAAGTAACATAAAGAACAACGTGAATTTTGAAGAGAGTGCAACGATGAGTCTGACTGGTTCAGCTTCAAGTGACAACACCTTCTTATGGAACGATGTAGCGGAAGACGAGGATACACTTTGGACAAAGATAAGTGACCCAGACGAATAATAACAACAACTCTAAGGAGAACACAATGACATTAGATAATGTAAACGTAGGGCTGGCTAACTTTTGGAAAGTTACTTGTCTCGACAAAGATGGTAACATCAAATGGGAAGAGAACAAAAAGAATATAATAGTTACAGCAGGTCTGAACCATATTCTTGATACACAATTTCACGCAAGTACGCANGTTACAACTTGGTACATAGGACTGAAAGGTGCTGGTACTCCAATAGCTGCGGACACTATGGCATCACACTCAAGCTGGGCAGAACTTACTGGCTATTCTGGAAACAGAAAAGAATGGACAGAAGGTGCAGCATCAAGTGGTAGTATGACTAACGCATCAAGCGTAGACTTTACAATTAACGCAACAGCAACGGTAGCTGGTGCTTTCTTAAACACCGCATCAACAGGAACATCTGGTACACTATATGGTGTAGTTGACTTTAGTTCTTCTCGTGCAGTAATCTCTGGTGACACACTACAGGTAACAGTAACAGTAACTGCGGCTTCAGCATAAAGGAGTAAACAATGGCTTTAGAGGATTTAACAGGTACTAAGTATCTTGATGACCTAGTAGCGACAAACCCAGCAGCAGGGGATAATGTCTCTGAGGGTGATGACCATATACGAGGGATTAAGAATGTACTTAAACTCACATTCCCAAATGTAGATGCTGCTGTAAACGCCACACCTACAGAGCTTAATTATGTAGATGGTGTAACCTCTGCTATTCAAACGCAGATGGATACAAAAGCACCTTTAGCTAGTCCTACTTTTACAGGTACAGTTGCAATTCCGAATGTAGCTAACTTGGAAACTGCTGTTGTAGCTAATACAGCGAAGGTATCAAATGTTACACATACTGGGGATGTGACTGGTAGTACAGCCCTGACTATTGCAGTTGATGCAGTAGATATTCCTATGCTTAGTGCGACAGGTACAGCATCAAGTTCTACTTACCTTAGAGGTGACAATTCTTGGTCTACAGTAGATGCACTACCTTCACAGACTGGACACGCTGGTAAATATTTAACAACTGATGCTTCAAGTGCAAGTTGGGCAACCTTAGATACAGATGCTAATACTACGACTAAAGGACTGTATGAACACGCCCACACTATAGCAGCCAACTACAGTATTACAAGTGGCAACAACGCAATGACTGCCGGACCAATAACAATTAACACAGGAATCTCAGTGACAGTACCAACTGGTAGCACTTGGGTAATCGCATAGGAGATATAGATGGCTAAAGTTGGAGCATACATACACTGTAAACCCGATGGAACACCCTTTTATGTGGGTAAAGGCACTATCAAGCGTTCTAATAAAATATATGGTAGAAACAATCATCATACCAATGTGGTAAATAAATATGGGAAAGACAAAATACTAGTGGGTTATTTAGAATGTTCTACTGAAGCTATAGCTTTTGAATTAGAGGTAGGCATTATTAAATGTCTAAAACGTATGGGTACATTATTAACAAACCAAACAGAAGGTGGAATTGGAGGCTTACAAGATAGAGAATCTTGGAATAAAGGAAAGATTGGTTGTTATTCTAAAAACACTCTTAAGAAGATGTCAGAAGCCAATAAAGGAAATACTGCTTGGAACAAAGGGAAGGCTTGGTCTGAGGAAACTAGATTAAATATGAGTAAGGCTGCTAAGAAAAGAGCAGAACATCCACGTAACGACAAAGGACAATACGTATGAGTAAAATTAAGATACAGGGGAACTCAAGTGGCACAGGTGTACTAACCCTTGAAGCACCAAATACTGCAACAGACAGAACGATAACACTACCAGATGCCACAGGCACACTATTAACAGCAGATGGAGATGGCTCAAGTTTAACTGGAGTTGGAGTAGATGGAATATC